TAATGGTTGCCGTGAAGTTTATAATCCTAATTATCACACACATAAATATGATTTTAATGATACAGGAAATGCTCATCGTTTCATTGATAAGTTTGGAGATGACATCAAATACAATGTCGATAACAAAATGTGGATGATTTGGAACGGTATTTATTGGCAATTTGATATATTTAATAATGTTAAGAATTTAGCAGAAGAATTAATTCAAGATATGAAGCAAGAAGCGTTTTCTATTACTGATACTGACACGCAAAAAGAAATGCTTAAAAATATTAATAGATTATATAATAAATCTGGCAAAGAAGCTATGCTTATTGAAGCGCAACATTTAGAATTAATTCCTGTTACTAATGATATGTTTGATAAAAATGATTATTTGTTTAATTGTTTATCAGGCGTTATTAATTTGCGTAATGGTTCTATAATGGAGCATAACAAAATGCTTTTATTAAATAAAATATCATCAGTTAGTTTAACCGAGCAACAACCAATTAAATTTTTGAAATTCTTAAATGATATGTTTGAAGGCAATCAAGAATTAATTCACTATTTACATAAGGCATTCGGATATTCATTAACTGGAGATTGCCGTGAACAATGTATGTTTATTTTAGTTGGTGATGGTAATGATGGTAAGTCATTATTATTACAAATTATTCAAGAAGTTATCGGTGATTATTCTGCTACTTCTAATCCTGATTTATTGCTTGATAAAAAAACACAATCTGGTAATTTGTCAGAAGTTGCAAGACTTAAAGGCGTTCGTTATTGCGTAGTTAATGAATTAAAATTAGGCGATCGTTTAAATGAAGCTGGTGTTAAAGATATTACATCAGGTAATAATAAAATAGTTGCAAGATTTCTATATGGTAATGAATTTGAATTCTTGCCTAAAATGAAAATCTGGCTTGCTACTAATTATGAGCCAAGAATTATTGGGACTGACAAAGGTATTTGGCGTAGAATTGTTAAGATACCATGTAAGCGAAGCCTACGTGATGATGAAGTTGATAAAGATTTAATTTATAAATTAAGGGAAGAGAAAGACCAAATATTTAGTTGGCTAATTGAGGGTTGCTTATTATGGCAAAAAGAAGGATTAACTTTGCCTGATTGTTTAGTAACTGAAAAAGAAAAATACCGCACCGACCAAGATATTATTCAACAATGGGTTAATGAATGTTGCGAACAACATCCACAATATATTGAACGTGCATCTACTTTATTTCAAAGTTTTAAAAATTATTGCACACGAAATAATGAATATCCATACAGTCAAACATCGTTTGGACGTAATTTTGGCAAAAAATTTGAAAAATATGTTTCAGCTGGAGTTATGGTTTATAGAGGAGTTAGATTAAAGAAAAATGCAATATAGTATTTTTAATTTTCTCTATCCTGATTTTAAGATTACCAAGCCACTATATTTAATTGAATTATTTAGTGGCTATGGTAGTCAGGCTTTAGCATTAAAATATCTTGGTAAAGAGTTTGTTCATCATCGAACTTGCGAGTGGGCAATTAAAAGCATTCAAGCATATAATGATATGCACATTAAAGACTATACTGATTATTCTGCTAATTATACTATTGAATGGTTGCGAAATTATTTATTTGATAAAGGTATTAGTGCTAATTATAATGAACCAATGACACGTAAAGCAATTGATCGGCTTTCTGAAAAACAAATTCGCAATATTTATAATAACATTATTGCCACTCATAATTTAGTCAATATTCAGCAAGTTAAAGGAGCAGATTTAGGCATTATTGATACACAAAAATATTGTTATATGATGACTTATTCTTTTCCTTGCCAAGATTTATCACTCGCTGGTAAAACTTTAGGAATGGCTCGTGGTGAAGGCACTCGTTCTGGCATGTTGTGGGAAGTTGAGCGTATTTTAAAAGAGTGTAAAGAGTTACCACAAATATTATTAATGGAAAATGTTCCACAAGTTCATTCAGTTGAAAATACGCCTGATTTTAACGAGTGGCAATTTTTCTTGGAGAGTTTGGGCTATAAGAATTATTGGCAAGATTTATCAGCTACTGATTATGGCATTCCGCAAACTCGAAATCGTTGTTTTATGGTTAGTTTGCTTGGAGAGTTTAATTATACTTTCCCACAGCCAGAAACTCTCAAAATTCGCCTAAAAGACTTGTTAGAATCAAACGTAGATGAAAAGTATTTCTTATCTGATAAGATGATTCAATGCTTTATGTCTGATGGCACTGGTAATTATCCTAGAAGGCAAAGATTTTTACAAAATATTTTAAGAGAGAATCAAAATGTTGGTAATTCTATTACTACGCTTGCTGGTAATCGTGCTACTGATAATTTTGTGTTTGTAGATGCATATAATGGTATCATTCGTGAAGATGTAGCTGGAACAATCACAACTCGAGTTTCTGATTCTAACAATACTTATATATTAGGACATTATTCTCCTAGTGGTCATAATGCTGCTAGTGTAGTTGATCCGAACGGTTCTGCTCCTACGGTTATGGAGAATCATGGAACAATAACGGCTATACCAATTAAAAATGCTACTACTCAAGGTTACTTGCTTGCAGAAGATGGTAATGGTGTAGATATTAGTAGTCGTATGGAATATTATCGTGGCACGGTTCAAAAAGGTAAATCACAGACACTTACTACTAAAGCCAATAATGTAGGGGTGGTTATATCAGGACTTCGCATCCGCAAACTTACTCCACGAGAGTGCTTTAGACTTATGGGTGTTCACGATGAAGATTTTGATTCAGTAGCCAAAAATCAAAGTAATACTAGTTTATATCATTTAGCTGGTGATAGCATTGTGGTTAATGTTTTAATGGCTATTTTTAAGGAGTTATATAATGGTTGAATTTCATAGATGATTTTTTAGATAGTTCGAATGAATAAATATACACGCTTTTAATTTTTGAACTTTTACAGAAAGGAAATAAATATATAAATGAATGTATTATGAGAACATGGGGTTATGCAAGAGTTTCAACAAGAGAACAAAATCTGGATAGACAATTAAAACAATTAGACTTTTGTGAAAGAATATGGCAAGAAAAAGAAAGTGGAAAAGATTTTCAAAATAGATGTGTTTATCAACAAATGAAACGATATTTGAAAAAAGGCGATTTATTAGTTATTTGTAGTATAGATCGTTTAGGTAGAAATTACGAACAAATTATAAGCGAATGGCAAGATTTAAGAAAAAAAGAAGTTGATATTCAAGTTTTAGATATGCCTTTATTGAACACAAAAAACAATTTAAACGGGCTAGATGGTAGATTTATTAGTGATTTAGTATTACAAATTCTTTCATACGTAGCACAAAAAGAAAGAGAAAAAATCAAAGAACGTCAAAAGGAAGGCATTCAAATTGCAAAAGAAAAAGGTGTTAGATTTGGCAGACCAAAATTAGTTTTACCATCTAATACCAATGAAATATTAGATCAATATATAAATCATAAATTAACAAATATTGAAGCAGCCAGAATAATAGGAGTATCCAGAAGCACATTTTTTAATCTTGTAAGAAAAAGGAAATAGATATATGATATTAAGAGATTATCAAGAAAATCTAATAAATAGCACTCGTTTGGCATTTATGCAAGGTTATAAACGACCTTTAGTTGTTCTTCCTTGCGGTGCTGGTAAAACTGTGTGTTTTGCTTATATGGCAGAGCAACATGTGAAGCGTGGTGGTAAAGTCTGGTTTCTAGTTCATCGTAAAGAATTGGTGGATCAAACTTTAGCTGTAATTCAAAATGAAAATGTATATGTTGGTATGGTAGGAACTGCTTTGAAACAAGCACCATTTGAACCAACAATGATTATATTCGATGAAGCACATCATGCAACTGCTAAAACTTGGCAAAAAATTATTTCATTTTTCCCTTCTGTATACATAATTGGTCTTACTGCTACACCTTGTAGACTTGATGGTAAGCCACTTGGTGCTATATTTGATAAATTAATTGTTGGCGTAGATTGTGATTATCTTATCCAGCATAAATATCTGTGTGATTATGACTATTATGCACCTTCTAATTTAGTTGCTAATTTTAATTCTGATACAGAAAATGTTGGAATTGATTTTGATAAAAAGATTTATGGTAATGTTCTTAAATATATAACTGATCGCAAAACAATTATTTATTGCCCTAATATTGCATTTAGTCAAGCTCTTGCCGCCAATATTCCTGGTGCTGTTCATTTTGATGGCAATACACCAAAAACTGAACGAGATAGAATTATACATGATTTTAGAACAGGCAAAATCAGATGTTTATTAAATGTAGATTTAATTGGAGAAGGATTTGATGTTCCAGATTGTGAATGTTGCATTCTTCTCCGACCTACAATGTCAACTGCTTTATATATTCAACAGGCTTGCAGATGTTTACGACCACAAGAAAACAAGAGAGCTGTTATTTATGATTTTGTAGGTAATGTATTTAGACACGGTATGCCTACTGAAACTCGAGAATGGAGTTTAGATACTCCTATTCGTGTTCGTAATAAATCTGCTGTGCCAGACCTTATTACTAGACAATGTCAGCATTGTTATCGCATTTATAAAGGCACTGCAAGTATTTGCCCTTATTGTGGTGGCAATAATGGTAAAACACGCAAACAAATTGAAATTGAAGAAAAAGAAGAATTGGAAAAAATCAAGAAAGTCCAACGGAGACAGGTTGGTATGGCAAGAACTGAATCTGAGTTAATTGCTATTGGTAAAGCCAGAGGTTATAAAAATCCTGTTTACTGGGCTAGATGTGTATTAAAAGGAAGGAGTAGGATATGAAACCAAAATTAGATATGAAACCAAAAGATTATGAAAATATTTGGGTAAAAAATAATGACCCATACGAAGTTCTTAAAAGCCAAAGAGTAGAAGATTATATAAGAATAGAAGCAAAATTCTTATATAATTATGTTACAGTTCAAAATCAATACAATTTAAAAGTTGTGAAAGAACTTCTTGAAGGTATGTTACAAGAAGTTAATAATAGATTGAACTTAATAAATATAACAGAGGAATTAAAAAAATGGCAAGTAAAGAATTATTAGAACACATTAAAAATGCACCATCATTTATGGGCGGTGACAGTAGATATACAAATTGCTCAAATAGTGTATTATTATATATAGAAGATATTGTGCAAATTAGAAAAGATTTAGAAGTTTTAAAAATCATCAAAACCAAACTTGTATTTCCATTGGCTTTAATGTCTTTACCTTATGAGTTATACAATAATTCAGTAATGAAAGAGCAACAATTAACACAAGAAGAATATGATAAAATTAAGGAGTGGTTAAAAAATGAATAGATTAACAAAATACAATTATTTTGATGACACTTTATATTTTGATACACAAAAACAATTTGCAGAATATAATCTTAATTTATATAAGAAGGTAAAAATCTATGAAGATATTGAAGAAAAATTAGGTTGTCCTATTGAATTATATTATAAAATGTGTATTGAAGGAACTGAATTATATTCATTGCCTCATTCAGACGTAATTCAATGGCGTCATCAATATATTTATCATAAAGATTTTGAAGGAAATGCTGTATTTTGTTTAATGCTTAACTCATCATTAACACCTTTATATTATGTTAAAGACTACGGCAAAACGTGGGCATTAACAAGAGAGGAGTTAGAAAATGCTAATTAAAGAATTACATAAGGATATAGAAAGATATTTACGGAATGATTGTTATTGTCCTCACGAAGTTTATTCTTTTGATGGGTTTGGTTATCAATTATTTTATGAAGACCAAAAATGTGAAAGACTTGGTGAAAAACAAACTGATAATAGTTTAATAATAGGGTGTGTAGCATACCCTTTCAATGATGAAACATATAAGCCACAAGTAGTGTTATTTTTTATTGAAGATGACAAATGTGTTGATGCAATACGTTATGATGCTACTGAAAATAATATAGAAATTACCAAAGATATTCTTACAAATGGCATTAACGGACGCAAATTTCATTTTGACGAATACGAAAAAGGTAGAGCTGCAAAAGAATTAAAAGAAATTCTATCTTATTGTGATGCAATTATGATTGATTAAAGGAGTGGTTAGAAAATGACAAGTAAAAAAGCGTTAAATGAATTAAAGGGAATAGAAAGTAAACAAAACTATGGTAATGGTGACCTTTGGTTAAAAATGTATCTTGACGCTATTGAAAAAGATTTAGAAGTTTTAGAAATCATAAAAGATAATTTTATATTGTATAAAGATTTATACCACGAAGGAAAATGGCAACTTACACTAAAACAAAAAAAGGTTTTTGTAGAAGGAAGCAAAGAATATGAATTGTTAAAGGAGTGGTTACAAAGTGACAAATAAACAATGTTTTAGAATATCGTGTTTAATCATTTGTATAGGAATTATTATAATTATTTTGAGTGTAATTTATCTTGTAAAAGAGCAAAGTAAAAGAACCAATTATGATGAATTAACATATTATGATTTCACGATTTGTTATGATGATGATAATTATTGTTACGAAATCTTTACTGAAGATAAAGTGTTCACAATAAGGCGAAGCCAATTAGATGTTATATATGATGATGAAACATACATTGTAATTTTTGATAATAATTATAAATGGGAATATAATAAAGCAATTTTAGTTATAGGAGTAGAAAATAAAAATGACAAGTAAGCAAGCATTATTAGATTTAGCTGATGAAATAAAATATACACATAGCGATGGGAAAGTTTTAACTGAATATGACAACAAAAGAGTAAAAATTATTAGCGAAGATTTGTGTAGGCTAAGAAATGCCAAGTTTGTTTTAGAATGTGAAATTGAAGATTTGGATAAAGCAAGAGAAAACTTAGCAAATGATATTTGCGATATGGAAGATGATTTGAGATTTGACTATTTAACAAAAATGCGAAGTAAATTAATTGAAATCTTAAATATTTTAAAAGGGGTAGAAAATGATTAATATAATTTTATGGTTTATTATATTTATGATAGGTTTAACATTGCTTTTTATGGCTTTATATTTTGGTATAAGAATGTTTAACAAGGGCGATGAAAACCAAGAAAGAGATGATGAAGATGGAACTCTATACTAAAAAAGACAACAAATTATTTAAAGATTTAGAAACCAAATATCGTATGATAGAATTGGGGTCATCTGATGAAGATGCTGACTATATGCGAATATTAGAGTTAGCACCAAAGCACATTTTAGATAAAAAATATGGTGAATGTAGAGTGTTTTCGGTTCAAAATTATGATGATACCAAAACTACAAGTGTGTTTATAGAAGACCAAGACAACTTTAAAGGGTTGAAAATATTAATGAGGAGAAAGAAAGAAGATATATGGAACAGAAGAGAATATTAAGAATTAAAGATTGTACTTGTAAACAACTTAATTGCCCATTTTGCCCATTTTACACAAGCACTAGTTATGTTGAATTGGCTAATGGCGATATAGAAATGATTTATGATAAAGAAAAGTTTAAAGCGTGTATGAGTTTTCCTATGGAAACAACAATAGGTCAAGCATATAATAGATACAAAAAACATTTTACTGAAACAAAGCAAATAATAATGTTAGCAAAAATGGAAAGAATATTTGCCGTAGAAAACAACGAAGAATAAAAGGAGTTAAAAATGCCACAAAAAAGTAATTATGATTTTACACCATTACACTATGATGAATATGGGTTGCACCATTACGATAATCGTGTAACACGCAAATGTCCTTATTGTAAACAAGAATATACAAGAGGTGCAAGCGAGGTAGAATGGAAAAGTGATTTTAATAAATTAATCTTTTGCTCTTATAATTGTCGTTCAAAGTATTATAAAACGCACCAATTAGAACGAGAAAAATACAAGGAAAGCCACGCATTATACGCTAAACACGACAAGTTTGTAGAAACACAAAAGCGTTATGATAAGAAAAAGTGGGCTGAGCAAAAGAAACTTAAATCACTTGACAAAGTAAATTAAAAGTGATAAAATGTTGCTTGTAGAAATAAGAAAGGAGCAAGCAAATTGACACCAGAAATTGCAAAAGAAATACGAGTTCAAATGGCAATATTAGATATTAGCAAAGCCACGATAGGCAAGTATTTAGGGGTAACAAGACAAGCCGTATCAAAAGCGTTCCAAGAACACAACGATACGCCATTAGTTGAAAAACGAATTATTGAGTTATTCCAAAAGCCAATGGACGAGTTAGAAGAAATATTTAAAGGGAGTTAAAAATGGAAGCAAAATGGATAAAATTAGACACAAAAGTGTTTGAAAACCCAAAGTTGCGTTGTTCCATAGAGTTCTTAAAAAATCGTGATACCATTTATGTAATTTGGTTTAAATTGTTGTGTCTTGCTGGACAAGAGTATAATGATGGTTGCTTTATTAGGAGTGATGGCAACCCAATGGAAATGCGTGATTTTGAAATGCTATTGAGTAGACCAAAAAAAGATATTGCACAAGCGTTAGAAATATTTGTAGCAAATAATATGTTGCGAATTATGGAAAATGGTTGTTATAAAATCACAAATTGGAATGAGTATCAAAGCATTCAAAAGTTCCAAGAACAATTAGCCAAAAAGCGTAAACACGATAGAGAAAGAATGGCAGCATTAAGGCATAAACAAAAGTTAAGACAAGATGCCGAAATGGGTATTACACCAGAAACATTGCAAAATGAAGAAACCTATGAAACGACAGTTGACCCAAATTTTCAGGCGATACTTCAACAAATAGGAAAAGGAAGGTAGAAAAATGAATTGGTTTATTATAAAAGAAATTGAAATTAACGATTTTGGGTGCATTAAAAATTGGTATCATACAATTAGTGAAGAAGAAAGTAACGAGATTTTTGGAGCACCAAGTGGTTATGGCAAAAGCACAATTATAAAAGCGTTGCGTTGGGTATTTGGTTTACAAGTTAATGGTTATTTTCCACTTGTAGATTTACCTAAAGAAGAGGTTTACCCTTATGTGCGAGTTGCTATTATCACAAATTATGGCAAATACGAGTTTGTTAGGGGGGATAGAGAGTATAGTATAAACGAAAATATTTGCAAAACATTAAAAGAATACAGAGAACAAATTGGAAAAGTTTTTAATATGGAATATAGTGATTTCATTAGACACTTATTCATTAATGATTTCTTATTTCAAACAAAAGCCGATTTAAGAAACGATTTATTAGATATAAGCAATGCCAATGATGACTTAGACAAATTAAAAGCGAAATGGTTAGGCGAAAAGTTTGTAGGCTTACAAAATAATGAAATCAAAACTTTAATGAATGCACAAGATAAACAATTAAGTCAAAACATAGCACAATTAAATACTCAAAAATGTCTACTATTAGATTTGAAAGAAGAGTTTGCTAATATTAAAGAACGAATTGATGTTTTATTAAATGCAAAAAGTGATTATGATTTAACTTATTTGACTAGTTCTATTGATGAAACTTTATCAAAGTACTCTGTAAAAGAAAGATTAGAAAAATGCAAGAATGAATTAGCCGAAAGTTTTACACAACAAGTAGAAATTGCAACGCTATTTAACAATTATGAAAGTTTTGTTAAAGAAAGTATTAAACTTATCAACAATAAAGTAAAAGCATTAAATTATAAAGATTGTAGATGGCAAATGTTTGATAAGCGAAAGAATGGTGAAATTATAGAAACTTGCGAGATGATTTATAAAGACAAGCCATTTAGTTTACTATCAAGAGGAGAACAATTAAAAGTTGCTATCATCTTAAAAAGACAATTTGATAAACTAAATAATTTTAGTTTTCCATTAATCATTGATAATCTTACTGATATTGGCGATGAGTATAAAATACCTTATGACAATGTTGATTTAGAACAATGGCTATTATTCAAAACCAACGAGAAAGGGCAAATTGATGGTTTAGAAAAATGGAACAATTTACAATAGAATTAACAGAAAGTGAAATTAAAAGAATGGAGAAAAAACAAATGGGAGAAATAAAAAATATTTATGAAAAAATGTTATTAATTACCGATGAAATTGGTAAAATTGAAAAGAAATTAAAAGTTGATACTGGTGGTGGTCGTGGTTATAAGGCTGTTGGCGAAGTTGATATTTTAGAAGCTGTTAAACCACTTGAAAAGAAATATTTAGTTTATTCTTATCCTTATCATAGAACAATTATTTGTGATAAAGAAACACAAACTAAATCTGGAACAATTAATCAATTTGTAAGAGTAGAAACCACTTATAGATTTGTTAATGTGGAAGACCCAACTGACTATTTACAAGTTGTATCTTATGGCGATGGTGTAGATAGCCAAGATAAAGCCGTAGGAAAAGCAATGACTTATTGTGATAAATACGCATTGATGAAAGCATATAAGATTGCAACTGGCGATGACCCAGACCAATTTGCAAGCGAAGAACAACGCACCTATGTTAAACCAAAGCAAATTAATGGTTATCAATTAACATTGCTAGAAAGTTTAGATATTAGTATTAAAGAAAGATTATGCAACAAGTTTAATGTAGATAGTCTTTCACAACTTAATGAAAGCCAAGCTGAACTTGCAATTCAATCGTTAAAGAAAACTGGTGCAATTAAAGATACAAAAGAAGAATTAGGTTTTTAGGGGGTAAAAAATGAATAAGGTATTTTTAATGGGTAGATTTGTTGCTACTCCAGAATTAAGAACATTTGATATGGATAAATTAACTACCGAGTTTTCCTTAGCTGTTGATAGTGGTTATAAAAATGCTAATGGGGAAAAGGTAACTGATTTTATTAATTGCCAAGCGTATGGCAAACGTGCAGAGTTTATTTGCAAATATTTCAAAAAAGGTAGTCCAATTTTAATTGAAGGTCGTATCACTATGACTAAAGTTAAAAAGGAAGATAAAACAACCACATATTTTAAAGTGCTTGTTGAAAATACAGAGTTCACTTATGGCGATAAAGATGGTGTAAATGTAGACGCTTTAAGAGAACAAGAAGCACAACGAAATAGTCAAGGTGGTTTAGAGTTTCCAAGCGTGCCAAAGAGTTCAAAGCCAAAACAAGAAAAAGAAAACTTTGGCGTATATGATGATGTATTAGGTTTTTAAAAAAGAAAAGGAGTTAAAAAAAGTATGAAAAAATTAGAAATTGTATTAGGCGAAAACGCTACAAAAAAAGGTGTTACAAGAAGATTATATTTTACAAAACAAGAATTAGTTGGTTATATCAATAGTGATAATAGAACGATTAGAGATTATGTATCACAATATGCACAAAAGTTTCCTGTGATTTCATTATCATCAAAACAAGGTTATTTATTTGTGCCACACGTTGAAGAATATCAAAAAACTGCTAGCAATGAATTATTAAGTTTAGATATTCAAAATGCTGAACATCAAATGAAAGAACTTGAAAGTAGAATTAAGATTTTAAATCAACGTAAAAAAGCATTAAAGAGTTGGTTAGAACAAGCAAAAAATGCGTTAGGGGAAAATATTTTTGATTTTAAAGACAATTAAAACTGGTAGCAAAGGAAATTGCTATTTGCTAACAAATGATGAAAAAGAAACGCTAATTATTGAATTAGGAATTGACTATCATAAAATATTAAGTAATATCAATGGTTCGGTTGTTGCCTGTTTGATAAGTCACGAGCATAGCGACCACTTGTATAAAGACAATGATAAGAAATTAGAAATCTTTTTTCCAATTTTAAAGCCACAATATAATTTGATTGGCTTGCCTTATACATTTGGTCACTATAAAGTGACCCCATTGCAAGCAAAACACGATGTAGAATGCAACGCATATTTAATTGAATGCGATAATAAAACAATCTTATTTGCGACTGACACTTATGAAATACCAAAAGTTCCACAAATGGTTGATGTGTTTTTAATAGAAATAAACCACATAGAAAAAATGGTATTGGACAAGTTAGCGATAGATGAAAGCATTTATTTAAAGCGTGCGTTAACATCGCATTCAAGTTTAGAAAGGACAAGCGAGTATTTTAAAGAGTTAGAGTATAAGCCAGAGTTTATACATATAATACACGCAAGTTCAACTGAAGGTAATATTGATAAAAATGTAGTTTTAAAAGAATTAAAGCAATATTGCGATAAAGTTGATTTTGCACAAGAGGGTGAAATTATTGATTTTTGATGTAGAGTTTGAAAAGTTATGTATCATACAAGACACAAGAGAAAAAATGGGAAAGCACGAACACGTTTTAAAAGAGTTCCAAGCGTTAGGAATAAACGTTATAAGAGAGCCTTTGCCTATTGGCGATTATGCCTTGCAAGATGATTGGTCAACTGTAATAGATACCAAACAAGATTTATTTGAAGTTATTAATAATCTTACATCACAACACGAAAGATTTAGAAAAGAATTAATAAAAGCAAAAAACTTTAAAATACAACTTATCGTTTTAATTGAGCAAAACTTTGATAGCATTTATGATATTCAATTTTGGAGAGTTCCAACGTTTAAAAATGGGAAACCAAGAACGCTTATGAAACCAGAAACTTTAATGAAAATTATGTTAACAACCGAACAAAAATATGGTGTTAAATATATGTTTTGTGATAAAAATAATACTGCATATACTATTCTTGATATACTAACAAGAAAGGAAAGAAATGGAAAAGAAAGCAATTAAAACTTTAATCATTGTTTTTGGGAGCATTATAGCATTTTTATTAATTGGCTTGATAACTTATTTAACAATAAAACCAAGCGTTATAGAAAAACAATTTGTCAATGAGTTTAAAGCGAGTGGTGTATTGGTAGATAATGATTATTATCTTGAAAGCAATTATTTAGGTTCATTTATTGAAAGTTCATCTAAACAAAAAATTGCGTTATGTGAAATTAAAGTTTACAGAGTTAACATAGCATACACATACATAATTATGAGAATTGAACCAAACGATTTAAAAGGCGAAATAACATACAAAATCTACTTAAAATCGCAAGATTATTACAATTCCGTTCAAATATTAGGGTCTTAATTAAAAGTTTAAAATTAGGCTTAAAATAGGTTTATAGAAAGAGAAAATATTATATGAAAATAGAAAATAATTTTTTGATTTTAGAAGATGAAAAGTTAAGACACCCCAAGATTTTCACAGGAAAATTTCCTACTTTGATTAATAAAAATAGTTTTCAAAAACGTGGAGATTGCGTTTTACAAATGTTTGGCATATTAGAACCAGAACCATTTGATGAATATTATAGAATTCGTGGTGAAATAGGGGAAAAAATCGTTAAGCAATATTTAGATATTAGAGATGAGAACTATAAATATCTTGGTTTAGAAGCAAAAACTTTTGATATTTTTACACACAATAACTATTTTGGTGGTGTTTTAGATTTTGTATTACCACGAAAAAGTATTAATTTAGAGGTAAAATCAACAAGCACTAATAATTATCAAGCGATAGTTGAAAATGGTGGTAGAGAGGAGCATAAAGCACAAGCAAGATTGGGTGCTTATTTGGGCAATTTAGAAAGAGTTGTGCTAGCGTATGTTTTCTTTACACCAGAGCAAGAAGAATGCATAAAAAAGGGTTATGGTGATGATGTAATTCAACATTTTGATTACACAAACCCAAAGGCATTGGCTTTTATTAATATTGAACCCAATTATGCAGAGTTAAGATTAGAAATGAAACACGCATTTAACTATTATAAGGGTTGTTATGTAAATAAAAAAGTACCACTTGATGATATCAGTGGTAGAGCATTAGAAAAATTAGGTTTAATCACCGAAGATGATATTTTTGCAAGAGAAGTAATTTGCTAAAGAAAGGGGAAAATAAAAATGGCAAAAGAAGTAAGAGAAGAAAAACCAAAACAAAAACATTACAAGTTTGAAAAGGAAAATCAAAAAGACCCAAGAGTATGCAAAGTTTGTGGCAAAAGACCAAACGAGGGCATTTATGGTCTTGTTGGTGGCATTTGTTTAGAATGTATTAAAAAAAGTAATATTCAAACTGGCGAATTAAAAGGTTTCACTTGGGACACAAGCAAAGAACCATTAGTAAAATAAAGGGGTAAATTATGGGAAACAAAAGTAAAAAACAAAAAGAAGAAAAAGTTATCAAATTAGAGTTTGATTTAGAAAAAGAAGATTTAGAAAACTTTCAAAAAGTTAGTGAAAAAACGCTTTTTGATTTAAGCGAAGTCCAAAAAATTAAGCAAAACATTGTAGCACAACGTGAAAATTATATTAAGCAACGTGATTTCTATGGCAAGATTTTAGAAATTGGCGATGGAATAGCAGAAATTGAGCCATTTAAAGAACAATTAAAAACTACTATTGAACGATTAGATGAGGAATTAAAGAAAAATGAGGAAGCGTTAGTTTTCGCAACCTCACAAGCACAAAAATATGAAGATTTCTATAATTATTATTTTGATAATTACGAAATTAAAGATGGCAAAGCCGTTGTTAAACCACAAGCATTAGAATATGTTAGAATTCAAAGCAAATTAATTCCTAATGATTGGAAGGAATATTCTACTAAATAATGAATGCACGAGAAAAAGTTGATGTTTTAAAGGAAAAAGCCAAGCCACATATTAGGTTGGCGTTTAGGTCAATTCCATATATTATCATCATCTTTATATCAATGATTTTGGTTGGCTTAACCGAATTCATAAAAGCTGATTTTGACCCAAGAGTTTTCTTATCAAGCAATTATTTATACAATGTCTTGTTGCTTAATGGAGCTGGTTTTCTAATTGCATTAAGTGCTACACTTTCTGCAAGCGATAGAATTATACAACGTGATGAAACTGGCGAAATCGCTAAAACAACGCAAGCATTAAGCGAAATGGCTATATCATTAAGCGATAAGCGTGTTGATATTTTCTTAAAAGAAGTTAATGAAAGTAGAAAGAAAATCGCTTGGAAAGAAAAAATTAGTAAAAAAATTGTGCAACTTGATAGAAATGCACGGCTAGAGCAAACAATTCAATACGCTGAATATTGTGATTTTGAAAATCAAAACCCTACAATGAGTATGAGTGATAAAATTAAAGCGTTTAAGAAAAAACAACCACATATTTATTCTTATACTTTTAAACGTATTAAATTAACCGAGCATTGTAAAGATGAATGGATAGACCCACGAATTGCATATTTAAAAGTTCGTTGTAAAAAAATTACTCGTATGTTATTGACCACTGGTGTGCAATTTTCTGTTGATGATGATATACCGAACAAGCCAAGTATGGTCTTATTAAAAGGTTTATTGCCAAAGTTCATACTTACAGTTTCCTTGACAAGCATTATAATGTCGTTTGGTTTAGATTTTATCCAACTTAAATTATTAAGTGCAATTACAATTACCGTAAAATTGATGGCTTGTATTGCTAACTATATTTATGGTAGAGATTTTGCACCTCAATATGTTAGAGCCACTACTCTTGATAGTTTGCAAAAACGTATCAGATGGGTTAAAGAATATAACGAGTGGAAAAAAGAACATTATAATGAGTAAAACAAAAGACCCCCAAGCCAAAAGGGGTCTTTTATTATGGAGTTAAAAAAGTTTTGAAAAAAATTATGCTTTATAAATGGAAGGTAGAATAAATGAAATATCAACTGAAGTGTTACAATACTTATAAAGCACATTATAATTATAGCATATATATTTTACTTTGTAAAATGAAACAATAAAAAATGTATGGCAAGAAGATAAACCATACATTTAACTTAGGTAAGTATTTGCATTGGACATTGCTAATACTTTTTATACGAGGTGCAATAAACCAAATTGCACTTATAATTATACAATAGAAATAATCATATTGCAAGAGAAACGCTTATTTTTGTTCTTCTTGCATTTTTTTCATCGCTTGATAAACAGCATTAGTGGTGTCTTGATTGTGTTGTTCACGTTCATCTTGCTTGATTTCACGCTTTAATTCTAACATAAACCAATTTCCAACTAAGAATGAAGCACCAATAACACCAATTATAACTTGTAAATCGCTAACACTATTTTTTAGTAATTCTAAAATTACAATAGCACTAATACAAAATACAACCCCTTTTAAAGTTATAAGAACTTTTTGCAAAGTAATATTACCAAGCGTTTTGATGGTGGTATTTAACCACGAATTAAACTTGATTATTAAAACAAAGAGAACAAATACACCAATACAAGTAATACGAGTTCTTATGGTGGTATCTTTCTTAAAAAAGTCAAAGTTGAAAAGCAAGACAAGTAAAGGAATAATAAAGCAAAATAGTCCACTTAATGCCACATACAACGCTTTCTTATTAACTTTTTTGCTTTCTTCCATATTAAATACCTACTTCTTTGATTAAAATGTCAAGTTCGCTTTCCTTTTCTTGTTCTTGAACTGTTTCTTCATCAACAACTTGTTCGGCTACCTCAATAATATCATTAACGACTTCTTGAACTTGTTTTACTTTTACTTCACCTATTTTTTCACCACATTTTGCAAGTTCAATGGCTTGTTTCTTTGCTTGTGGCGATATTTTAGCATTTGAAAGTAAAACTACAACTGAACCCTTTAAACTTTCAACTTGTTTATTAAGGTTGCCAATTAACTCTTCATTGCTATTAAGTTGTGCTTGTAATTGATTGATATAATCAACAATTTCTTTCATCGCTTTTTCAAAAGCATTTGATACAAGTTCGCTTGTCTTATTAGCAATTACTTCACGAGCCTTACTATCTTTTAAACCTTTTGCAATAACAATCGCAATAGTTCCAAGACCACCAGTTAAAAGCCAATTTACAATATTATCAAAACCAGTTTCAGTTAACCAAGTAATAAAGTTTTGCCATAATTCTGCCATAGTTAAATTGCTCCTTCTTCATTAATTTTATCTTTTAATTGTTGTAAAACTTTTGATACATTATCTAGTTTTTGCTGCATAAGATTTTTGAAATCTTGCAATTCTTGTTCTTGTTTTTCTAAAAGTTCACCAAGAGTTATGGTTTCATTTGTGGCGATATTAAATAGTGGGGTTTCACAAATATCTTTTGGAACTAATACACCACGATAATCATAGCAACCACATTTATTAAAATTAGGTCTTGATGAAGCACTTGAATAAGTCCTATACATTTTTTCCCCCTTTGTCTTTGTTTTTCTTTATCTTAAAAAAGTTTTTAATTTTATCTATTGTTTGTCTAAACTTACCTTTTTCTTCTGTTAATTTTTGTTGTAATATTTTTGGAACAGAATGATTTGGAAATATCTTGATGTGTAACCAAATAGCAAGTGGAATTGTTATTATTTTTTCTGGACAACAAGGTAGCCACATTATGCCAAGCCAGGAAATTGCAAACGCCCTAAACCAACCTTTACCTATCACGCTAAACACCCACGCCCAACCAGTTGCGAGAAACCAGAAAGGTAGGTAGCACACGATGATACGCCAAGTTAGAAATGGCTTGACATAAAGCCACAAAGTATAAAGTTCGTGTCGCAAGAAAATAATACGCTTAATAATAAAAAGTGTGAAATAGGAAATTAAAATCATTTTTCATATACCAACGTGCTATTAATGTAAACTTTGCTAACGTTTGATGAGCCAACAGTTATAGGGCCAATAGTATTTGAACCAACAAATGCGTTAGACATTACTGATTTTTTTAATTTCTTTTGAGTTGAACTATCGCTATAATAAATATTGTTACCATCAGTCCAAGTGTTGTTACCATTAAAACTTGTTAACCCAGTCCACGTTTGATTTACCCAACTTGAACCACTGGATAACCTTTTTTGTGTAGAACCATTGCTACTATAAATATATGTTCCATCAGTCCACATATAATATCCATAGGCACTACCCAAGTTAGTCCAAGATTTGCTATACCAAGTTGAGCCACTTTGATATTGATGAGTTGTCCCATCACTATTATACATTACAGAGCCATCAGTCCACATTGTATTACCATAAAGATAACTTTGATATGACCACGATACACTATACCAAGTAGAACCGCTTAAATACCATAGTCCAACATTACCAACTGATAAATATGTAGTAGTTCCATTACACCAAACCCTGTCCCCATCAAAATCAGTTTTATTATAGAAAGTTTTGCTTGACCAAGTAGAACCACTTAGCACATAATTGCCAGTAGCCCCACCACCAGTTTTGTTGCTATAATAAACATATGTTCCATCAGTCCAAATATTACTACCATAAAAGTCAGTTATGCCAGACCAAGTTTTATCTTCCCAATTTGTTCCATTTAAAACTTTATGAGTAGTTCCGTAACTGTAATAAATATGTGTTCCATCAGTCCATACTTGACTACCATAAAAACTAGTTAGCCCAGTCCAAGTCTGATTTACCCATTCAGTTGTAAACTCTTGAGTTAATTTATAATTACCTTTTGTGGCAAATGTTTTAGTTGCGTAGCCTAATCTAAATAAAGTATTACCTGCCATATACCACTCCTATGAAGCAAGAATTAAATATACATAGCCATCATATTTTGTTGCTGGGTCTGATGATAACACAACGAAAATCAATTTACCATTGGTATTATCGGCTGTTGGTGCTTCAGTTATATAATTAACACCATCTAATGTTGCATTACCTATAACGTGCTTGATTTTAGTATCATAATTAGTAAGTCCAGTTTCATCTAAAAAGTTTGGCATAATATTCCTCCTTTAATTTCTTGGCAACATTTGAGATTTACACTTATTGACATAATCAAGTGATTTTTCAATAGTTTCGTTTTGTTCACCTAATCTTAAATGGTCATACCAATAGAACTCAATTCCAAATGCTTGATAATCACTATATGGTCTAATTTGTCTATTATCTTTAATAAATGTCATATTGCTATCAATAGAATACATATTACCATATCTATCACTTGTTAAGATACCATTTGCAAAGCAGTCAAATTGTTGTGAAGTAATTACATTGTAATATTCACAAGTTTGTTCAATGTATTCTTTATTAGTAATAGTTAAAATACCATTTTCGCTGAATACTCTATCGCCAACTTGAACATCTCTAACACCTACAAACTTTTGCTTGTCATAGTCATAAACTCTGTGATTTGAATTAACACCAGTTGTCATTAAAATTGTTCCATCATTGAATGTTAATTTATAATAATGGTCGTTTGTTAAATTAGGTCTAGTTAGCCAACAAATCTCTGCACTACTATATTGACCAGTATCAAAGTCCCAAGTTCTCAATCTATCACTATAAGTTAAATCTTCAACGTTCTTAGTTGTTCCATCTTCTAATGTAATTTGAGTTCCCTTTAAGAAACATTGATAATAAGCAGTAATAGTTAAAGAAGTATTTGCACTTAATGTTACTTGAACAGCATTTGTATATGCGATTGTATTATCAATATATGTGCTATCTAAATAATATGGGTGTGTGCCCCAATAGTAATAACTTGCAACATCATTAAATGTTTGCGAACCACTTGGGTTATTTTCATTAATTCTTAAATCGCAATCATTTTCGCTTGTTGGAGCAGAGTTCATCTTTAATTTAACATCTGAATAAGCACCAGCACCACCATTTACTGTTCGTGAATAAGTAATTGCTAAATCATACCCACTAGGTGCTAAATCACACGCACCAGTAATAGTTACATCATCAGTTGCTGAGCCAATAACAAGCACGCCAGTTGAACTATCATAACTAACTTGCGTTGCATTGCTAATTGTTACGCTACTAGGTGCTACATAACCTGTGGCTGGTGTAATAGTAATTGTCGCTGTTTCGCCATTATAAATAAATGTTGCACCACTTGCTGAGCCATTTGAAATAGTAGTTGTAATTGCATAACCAAATAGGTCATTAATAGTAGAATTAGAAATAGATGTAGGCGTGCCACCACTTGCTGCAATAGTAACCGCGCCACTACTTTCAGTTAGCGTGATATTTGTTCCAGCTACTAAATCAAGTGCTGTATTAGAATTGCTTGCTAGTTTCTCTACGCCATCAACCTTAATTGCACGCCAAGTGTCTACATCAGTGGCTGATGCTAACTCATACTCGCCACTAGCATTAACCTTTACTACTTTACCACTATCGGCTACTTGTGGCACTGGCACGTTCTTATCAGTTGTGATGATAAGTTCGTTTTCGCCAATGCTCGCTAAATTAGAATTAATAGTTGAATATGTGCCACGATTGATTTTAAGTGTTGATACATTAGTCGTTGTTGATGACATCTATTAGTTCCTCACTTTCTATATAAGTATATTGGCAAGGCAAGTTATCATACGCTTCAGAGTATTTAGCACCAGTTTCTACTTGAATAAGAACGTGGTTGGTGTCACTCCAAGTATGTTGTTGTTGTATGCCATTTTTACAAGTTATAATTTCTGTTTGTATCATAAATTATTTCTCCTTTTATACTGGTATTAGTTGGAAATCAACATAGCCATTGTTGTAAAGCGTAGACCAGTTGGTTGCAGTTTTGTATGAATTAACAAGAGTTGGGGTAGGAACGTAGATAATTACAGCGGGCGATTTTTGTGGGATAGCGTTGGTGTTAAATAAATAACATACTTGATTTGCACCTAATGTAATATCTACGAGTGAAGAGCATCCAGAAAAACTGTTATATCTTATCGTAGTTACTTTAGGCAATGAAATATGTTGTAAAGATGTGCAACTAGAAAAATCGTTATCATCTATTGTTACTATCTTTGGCAAATTAACATCTGTTAAATTAGAACACGCTGAAAATATTGAAGCACCAGCAGATGCAAGTTTTGCTAGACTAACTTTGGTTAAAGATGTACAATTATAAAAAATATAATGTTGACCGACATCAGAAACTGCATTAGGTAAATTAACTTCAGTTATTTTTTTATCAGAATGAAAAGCATTCATAGGTAAGAACACCACATCTTCAGAACTATAAGTATAATTTTGATTTTGATTTAGCCTTAATGCCAACGTATCCGTTACAACTTCTACCTTACAACTCGCACCAACATTTACTAACTCATTATTTTGTTTAATAAATACGCCCATAATTAACTCCAATCTACGAATTGCACTGATGAAGCACTTTCCCAAGATGCACCACCACTACCATCAGCAGTTAATACTTTGCCACTTGTCGCTGCTCCACTTGAAACTGCAATCACATTACTTGAAATTGAAATGTTGCTACCAGCTGTTAGTGCTGAGTTAATTGTTACAACGCCACTGCTTTCACTTAATGTAATGTTTGTGCCAGCGGTTAAGTCAAGAGGTGTTGTGCTTGATGCTGCTAATTTTTCAACACCATTGACTTTTACTGCTCTGCGTGTGTCAGTGTTTAAGTCAGTAGCCCATTCTACAGCCGTTCCACCAGCATTTACTTTTAAAACCTTACTTGCATTTCCGGTGATACTTGGTAACTCTGAAGTTTCATTTCCCCATTCTACACCAGTTGCACCACTATTAACTTTTAACACTTGACCAGCCGTTCCTAAACTTGCTGGTAGTTCTTTAGTGTCAATGTCGCCACTACCAAGAATAGATGTGTTGTTAATGGTCTTAATATTTGTGCCACTTACAAGTGGTGGTTGAACATTGCCTAATTCATATTCGCCACTTGCGTTTACTAAAATGGCTTTACCATTGTCTGCAATTTGAGGTGTTGGAGTATTTTTGTCAGTTACAAGTATTAATTCGTTTTCATCAATGCTTGCGAGGTTGTCATAAATCGCTTGATATGTGCCTTTGTTAATTTTAAAATTAGATATTGGATAATCTCTACTAGCCATCTATTTTTTCCTCCGTTTCACGATATGTGTATTGACACGGTTTATTATCATACACATCATCATAGATAATTCCAGTTTCAATTTGTTCTATGCGATAACCACTATCGCTATAAGTGTGTAGTTGTTCTACACCATTTTTACAAATATAAGTTTCTTGAATTAACATAATTAAACCTCCTATGTAAGTGCAACAAATGTTACTACACCATTATTATATAATGTAGACCAGTTAGAAGCGGTTTGGTAACTACTAATAAGTGAAGAAGGAACGTGAATAGTTACTGGCCCAGTAACATTTTCAAAACAATTAACATTATATAAGATAACTACATTATCAGTTCTTCTTATTATTATATCTTGCAAACCAGTACAATTTGAAAAACAACGGCTGTCAAATCTTCGACAATAATCAACCTCAATAGATTGTAACCCAGTTTGATTATTAAAAGCGTAAGGGCTTATATCACCTTGATAAGAATTATTTACATATGCTAAATCTAAAGCGACAACTTTAGTAATTAGTGTAGTTGCTATACCATTTTCGAACGCTCGTGACCCTATACTTCTACAACCAGTTAGTATAATTTCGCCATCAACGTTTGAGTTTATTCTTTTTAAATAATAATTATTTGTAAAACCACTATTTTGGATATAGTCTATTTCACCCGTGAAAGTTTCTATTTCACAACCATTCCACATACCTTGAAGCACGGGTAGTTTGTTTTCATAAACAACATTTTTTACACTTGAATAATAACAAAAACTACTTCCTAAATAACCGCCACCAGTAATGCTAGTTTGTTTAAAAGTGATATTTCTTATATTTGTATCGTAGTAGAAACTACCACCTCTAATTGTGGTTAAACTAGCTGGTAAAACTACGTCATAAGGGTCGTTATTAGCATTGCAATGCTTTATTAAATTCTCGTTCGGGTCAGCAACCATAGTTCCAACCACCCCGCCAATATCTACACCATCTTTGATGTTGCTTGCAACCATAGTAACTGGCTTTTCTATTGTTACGCTTGACATAACTTTACCTGTTGTCGCATTTACTACTTGGTCGCCATTGCTCATATCAAGTGCGACTGTCTTGTCTTCTAAATCGGTAAGTGCAATTCCGTCACTTACTTTTATCAAATGGTTATTTTGTTTAATATATAATGGCATACTAACTCCATTCTACAAGCGTTACTGAACTCTTACCATTCAACGCTGCTGTTACTGTTGTTTGATATGCTTCAAAATCGCTTTGTGTTACATATAGGCTTGTTCCTTGAACTTGCCATTCGTTATCTGTTTCGTCCCAAACTGCAATATCAATTATTACTTTTGTTGGGTCATCTGGGTCAGTAGTTGATATGTTCGCATAGTCACCAGGTGTTGCTGTTGGGTAAGCCGTTTCTAATGCAGAAAGCGAACTATATGTTCCTAAGAAATGGTCTGAGTAACCAAGCCCACTTGCGATAGTAGACCACAAGATTTTTTTAGCTGTTCCATTTACATTAATTAGTAAATAGTCATTATCGCCAATAGCGTTTGCTAATGTATAACCAGCACCACTGAAATCTTTATCAACTCTATCGCCTAATGCATTATATACACCACCACTTGTTACTGGGTTTGTACTACTTGATGTCGGTGTGTTGTCAAAGGTTAGTTTGGTTTGTAAATTATATGAATTATCACCCCAAGTATTTGAATGAGTAATAAACTTTTGCGTAATTTTTGGTTGCGAACCACTTGCATCTGCTCTACTAAAAGTATGATTGCTTGCACTTGATGTTGTATAAACATAAATTGCATTACTTTCTTTTACTATTGGCAATAAGCCATTTGATAAAGCCGTTGATACTGCACTATAACTTGGTGCTTCACTTGCATTTATCCAATATAAACCTTTAATTGCATTCCAATTATTAATATCAGTTTGGGTTACAAACTTATGTGTATTGCCAGTGTCATCAACTAAATCGCTTGATAATTTATTAGAGTTTGTAATTTTGTCTTGAACTCTATAATTATTAAAAGACCAATTATTACTTGTATCAAGTGTAGCAATACCAAGATATAAAATTGCATTTGCACTATCACGATATACTAAATAAAATTGATATGTGCCATTGCCAGTTATAATATATGGCATATAATATTTTCCAGCATTTGTTAAAATAACCGTTAAGCCATTGCTTACTGCCGTTTGAATATCAGAACGTGTTGCAGAATTAGTGATAATTTTTAACGTTTCTAAATTATCAATCGTGTTATTAATACCAGTGATTGCATCATTTATGTTACTAATATCACCATCAATTCTATCAACTTGTGTCTTAACCGCTTTAACTGTTGGGTAGAAAACATCACTATCACTTAAAACATTCTTTTTATTTTCTTGTTGTTCAACAATAAAATGGCCAACTACAGCAGGACCGTAAGATGAAGAAAACATTGATATATAACAAGTATGATTATTTTGTGCAAATGTTTCAAAATATCTAAAATAAATATTATTATCTATATCTATACTTGTATATAGGAAAAATCTATTATTGCTATCATAATAAAATGGAACTTTGCCAGCATTAACCAATGCTAATGTATCGGCATAACTCATACCAGTTATATCAATTAATTTAACATTACTAGCAAATGCACTAGCCACTGCTTGCGTACTTGGATAAGTAGTCGCATTTGGGTTATCCAAGTTTTGCACTTTATTAGAAAGATTTTCTTTTTGATTTAATGCAAGATTATATTGATATTGATAATATTCCATTGGTGTCATTTCTAATTGCGAAGTTGTTCCATTAATTGCATATACACAACTTAATTTATAAGGCGATGTATTATAAACAACTTGGTTTCCACCACTTAAATAATTTATTGATAAGAATAAATCGTGCGAGCCTTTACTAATTTGTAAAGTTGTAACTTGACTTGTTATTGCACATTCATTTTTATACCATTGAATGCCATATTCATCTGGTGCTTGTTGACCAAGTGAACTCATTGGTAAAGACACACTATATCCATCTGCTCTTTGGAAAGAAGCAGTTAAAGCCGATGTTAATTCTAATGTGTAAACCTCTAATGTGTATGATAAATTAGAAAACGCTGTTAGTAAGGGTGTTTCGTTTAAATTGTGGTCGGTGTATAAAACACCATTGTCAAAATATAATTTTATTTTTACATTTGTCATTTTCTTTCCCTTTCTTAATAATCTAAAATTACGTTGCTTCTTTCTTTCAAGAAACTGAAATGTATTGTACTATTGTTGTCAAAATATTCTTTTTTGATAATTAAAAATACATCTTGTGTATTTGGGTCTGCTAATATGATGTTTTTGCTTGGTTTGTTCGTTGGTGAAAAAGCCACGCTATTATTATCATATACATTTAACTCATAATAATTACCATTTGGTGCTATAATATAACTATATCCACTTTCTACATCACCATCAGTTTTAATATTATTAAATTGGCTTATATAACCACTTTTTGAATAAACAACTGGCTTTGTAGAATTAGGGTCTAAAAATCTATTTTTTTCAGTAAAAGCACGACCAACTATGATGTTTTCATCATTACTAATAATATTGATTTGATAAGTAAACTTTAATATTTCACTTGGGTCTTTCAAAATTAATAAAGATAGAACTTCTGCAATAAATGGGTTTGAGTTTGAACCATATTCAACTATTGGAAATTTATATGCCGATACACCACTATAACCGCTTAAAAAATCATCGCTAACTAATTTTAATTTACAATTTCTTAAAAAGCCTTTATATGTTCCTTTTGGTATTGCATAAGGAATTGGTCTTGTAAATATTTTTCCATCTTGGGTTTCTAATGCACTAGAAAATGTTATATTATTATTAAAACCAAATTGCATTATTATAGAATTACCAGCACCATTAACATTGACTGGCAACATTAACCCGTTGGTTGGGTTATCTATTGTTCCAGAGCCAGAGCCCTTAATTGATAACCATTCTAGTCTTAATTCTAATTCATCAGTAGTATAAATACAACTTGTTAACCTAAATGAAGAACTAGCACTTCTAAAAACATCTATTAATAATTCCTTGCCTATATTTGTTAACCAACTTTGCGGTTTATTAGTGATTTTACTATTCCCTATTTCTACATAATTTTGCAAATTAATCTTTCTTTCATAACTAGTATTACCACTTGGTATTTCAAATTGTCTTATTTCGTTGTCAATACCAATAAACTCACTTAATCTATTATAATCTTTTGAAAGTGTGTATTTACCTAAAATAAAATCTTTATAATAAATATATTCTGCTTGTGTAATAATTTCATAGTCAGTTGTAAAATCACTAACATATAATAATTCATTTAAGCCAAAATGCCTTATTGTAATATTTCGTGTTGGTACACCTTCACGTTGTGCCAATGAATAAAGATTATTACCATAATTTGCTAATGAAACGATACGTTGTTGTTGATTAATTCCATTTGCACTTTTAATGTTTAATATGCTTTTATCATTTCTTTCAAATGCTAATTTACTATCGTATTGAGATGTATAATTTATACGATAACGTATATTATCCCATTGATAATTACTAGCAACTACCTCAGCTGTTCCAAAATTAACATTTGTTCCATCATAACTACCCTTTAATGACGAAATACGATTATTTTTACCAGTTGTAAACATATCATTTATTCTTATATCAAATGCACCAGTATAACTTCCTAAATATTCAGTTGGGTTAGAAACTATATTATCATATAATGCTCTATTTATTACATTTAATAAAGTTGGGATAGTAAATACTATTTTTTTGTAATTTCGTGAACACGATATAAACATTCCACCACGAGTATAAGAAAAAGTACTATCTTTTGTTAATTCTAAACTATTATTGTTTACTTTTAATGGTAAATTATTATATACTTCTTGCTCAACAATTCTATTAGTAATATCAATAACTATGTCTTTTTCTAATTGTATATCTTCAGCTAAGTTTAAAACATATATATGGAATGGCATTTTTACACTATTTATAAAATAAATAGGATAATTAGTTAATATTCCACAATTACTATCATTAACTTCATATTCATTTTCACTTCTTAATATATCAAAAGCATCACCAGACGGCTCAACAATTGGAGTTACCTTTTCATTTTCATTGACAATATTATCAACAAAACTTTGAATTTGTGTTGAATAACTATCAATTTCCATTTCATCAGTTAAGCCTTCATTTTTTACATCACGCAATAAATTAATTTGATTGTTTAAATGATTATACGAAACATATTGTAATTGGCTATATTGATATTCACCATTAAAACTGTATGTTGGGTTATATCGTGAAAGATAATTAATTGGCTTTAGCATTGCATCACAGCATTGTCTAAAAGTTAAATCTTGCAAGAAAAATTGTGGTGGTGTAATATCATCAACTATGGCATCTACATTATCTACCATTCTATGAGTTGGCATTGGTAAATCTTCATAATTATCGCCATAACTCCAAGTGACACTTGTATCATCTTCACCAATAGGCTCTATTCTTATAAATCTTTCTAAACATTGTTTAATACTTGTATAATACTTAGTTTGTGATAAATCACTTGGTTGTGTAAAGCAAACAGTTCCACAATTATATTTTTCAAACTTTTTAGTTGGTTCAATAATAGAAATATGATGCATAAATGTTTTACTACGTTTATTTTTTATTTCTACTTTATCGTGGCTTACATAAAATGCTACTTGCAAATTATTGCTATTATCATCAACTATATCAATTATAAAATACGAAAAAATAGGAATAGGCGTTTCTCCGTTGGTAAGTATTTCAAAGTACCCACTATCAAGTTCCTCGTTTAATATTTCAAGTGTTGAAAAACCTGTAAATGGTTTAGCATTCATTTCTCTTAAACCATTTCCATCGTGCGTGTTTATATAAAAAGTATATGTAAACATTATCGCCTTTCCCCCTTAAATCGTGAACCACTTGTAGTAGGGTTACCTAAATATGCTAATCTATAACGGCTTTCTTCTTGGCTATTCATTACTCTAATATTATAATTAATTGCTTGTTTAGCTGTTGATACAATGGCTGCACCAGCCGTTAATGCTGCACCAACATAGTTTTGCGTTGCTATTTGAATACCAATAGCTGCTACTGTTGTAGCAATTCCAAGTGTAGCGTTAATATTAGATTGTCTTAATTGATTACCAGTATAAGAACCAACAGCATTATTAGCCATTGCAACAGCACTAGCAACATAACCAGTAGCCAAATTTGCTACTTGATTTATTGTTTTTAATTCAGCTGCTTTATCAGCCTTAACTTTCTTTTTTGCCTTTAAAAGCGTGGCGTACATATCTTCGCCTTTTTCGGTATCAATATGTACTTGAATAGTCATATACTCACCCATACTATTCCACCTCACTTCCTATATCATATTTTAATGAACTATATATTTCTGTAATATTCATAGTCTTTAATGTTTCGTTATCGCTATTACCACTTAGACTTTGTTGTAATCTTTGGTTCATTTGATAATAAGAGCCATAGCCAAAAGCAACTCTTTCTTCCCATTTTTTATCTGCTATGAATAAAGGCATATTATAATTTTTATTTATTCTATCAAACTTTCCTTTATCATTAAGATTAGTAAAGCCACCATTATTTCCAAAATTATTAGCAATAGCGATTGCATCTGATGCACCTCTATCTATAAAACCTTTGTTGTGCTTTACACGTTCGCTATTTGCCATACGTTCTGGACTTGGTTCATTAACATAAGGAATATAATATGCTAATGTAGTACTTGCAACAACATTAAAACCATAATTTGTTTTGTATGAATAAATTGCATTTCTTTTTAAGTTACCAGTATCAACTGGTGCTTGCTTTCTAACTGCAAGTGTCATTTGTTGCTTTAAAATCAAATATTGATGTCTGCGTGATTTAGAAAACTTTTCTAAGTTAATCATAGACCACCAACAACCATTTTATCACTTAATGATAAAGTAATTGTTATGAAATCACCATACGCATCACTATAAGCAATAGAACTTGCAATGACTGGTTTTTTGCCATAAACACCCTTGCTCTTATAAACCTTTTTGAAATACATATTATCTAAACCAGTTAAGGTTAAAGTTGCACTTGAATTATCACTTGAATTATATAATTGCGAACTTTCAAAATCAACTAGAGGTATTAAATCACTTAATATTGCATTATCTTTTCTAACAATTAAACTAAATGTTTGAACCCAAGTATTAGTTGTTTCACTTGCTTGAACTCTATTTTCAGTAATAACTTGGTCGCTATAAAGCGTTGTTGTTAATGAACTTGATGGTGAAATCTTTTTTATTTGAATATAATCATCAGCACTATCACCATTAAATGATAGGTAATATTCAATGTCATTACCATAAATCATTTCTCTTGTAAACATACTTGCTAATTGCAAAGTAATGATTTTAGCGTTAATACCATTTAAAGTTTCAAAAGCATCGGTATCAGGTATATTAAAAGTAAATACTGCTTGAATATCGGTGTTGCTATTTTCTTGGTATCTTGCTCTCAAAACAATAGGTTTAGCATTTACCTCATTTTGAAACTTTTCTAATATTTGAACTACAATATCTAATAAATCAATAGGCACAAGCATTTCAATAGGAATTATTGCATCTAATAAAAACTCATCTGGCATTTCTACCAATTCACCATTGAATGATGGAACAGCCACAGGAATATATTTTTCTAAAATGCTTAAATCATTTAATACAAGTGTTCCATTTTCTCTATTAAGATAAAAGTTTCCATCATCTCTTGAAAAATCACATTGCACTGAAAACTTGTTTAAATCATCAAGTGTTAATGCTTTCCAATAATCATTTAATGTTTTATTAAGATATAAAGCAAATGCTTGTTTTAGCGTTCTAACTGGTTCGTACCACTTAGCATAAAACGTATAATCACTAGTGGTTGACATTGTTAATATTTCATCTACTGGCAATGTAAAGCCACTATCATAATACCACCCTTTAAACTCATAACCATATCTTGTTGGCTCTTCTAATTTTAATATAGGTGTGTCAGCTATTGTAAAAGTTGATGGGTTTGGGTTTGTAATATTAGTTCCATTTAGAACATAATTTATATTCCAGTTAAAATATATAATTTTTTTCAAATGCTCCGCTGCACTATCAATAACAGATTGTTCGATTGTAAATGATATTAATTGATATTTGCTATCAACCCAACCATCATTATTATAAACTTCCGTCATTGTTCCATTTATCCAATAATAAAGAGAATAACTATTTTGTGCCTTTTTTATTCTGGTAACAGATATCGTTGGGTCTTGGAATAAAACAAAATCTATATTTTGAGAAAAATATGCATCATAAGTTAAATCATCAAAAAAATAATTTCCAGATAAATCTACTGCCATAATTATCACCTTATACCAATTCTAAAATGATTGGTAAATATTCTTTCTTAATTTTACCATATCTTTGCATTTGCATTTGACCTAATGTATCTTGATTTTGAATTACACGTTTAATAAAAAACTCTCTTGGTATTTCATCAAAATACACAACAACTTTTGCATTTTGTTTAAAACTAATATGTCCATCACTTGTATATATTTTCCATATTTGTTCGTTTGTTTGAAAGACACCACCTAAATTATAAGTTCTTTGGTCATAACCAGTAATACGATTATAATAGTCTTTTGCAACTTGTGCTCTATCTTTAAAATGAAACTTAATAGGTTCATTTGTTAAAACCCATTCAGTTTTATTGTTCTTTGTAACTATATTTCCATTTTCATCACGTTTAGGAACTAAATCATAATAATAGCCAGTTAAATATTCACCAATAGGTAAAATTGCACCACGCATATTAATAGTCCACCCTATAATTTGTGTAATCAAAATCTGTCTTAAATGCGTTATTTAACATATCATATTGATATAAACGCATCATTGCAAAGTTTGCTACAACATAATCACCACGCAAAATATCAATAGGCAACGCATTATCGGTATTAATATTTACTGCGTGTTGTAATTGAACTAAATCACCACCACTAGTTTTAGCATATTTATATTGTTCTAATAAACAATAGCATAATACTTCACGATATGTTTGATTTTTTGCTAGTTCATATTCCATTTGGTCGTGGTCTTTTCTACCAGTTTTAAAACTATAAATATAAGAGTAAAGGTTATTTGTTAAATCATATTGTAATTGTTTCCATTCGCTTGATGTTTCATCTATCGCTTCACCAAGTGTATTAAAAACATAATTAGGGTTTAATAAATACCAATGATGTGCTATATCATAAACTAGCATATCATCATCAAATGGTGCTAAATAAGTATCAACCATTTTAATATACCCCCCTTACTCTATTAAGACCAATTTGTCGCATAATAGGATATAATGCTTGACCATAACTTGTTTTTGAATATTCTCTTTGGAAATCACTCATAGCACTTTCTTTTGACTTTGAGCCAATATTTCGTGCATTGTTGCTTGCTGGCGTTTCAGCGTTAAGGTTAGCCACGTTATTATAGTTTTTAGTTCTTCCAAGCGTTAATTGTAAATTGTGTGCTATATATAAAGACACGCAATAAAAAAGCAAATCACCATATTCCCAATCTGTAAAAATGTGTTTTGCCATATCTAAATAAAGTGAAAAAATAATATTGTATCTATTATTAACGTTATCATCAAATATGTCTTTAAACTCTGGAAATAATGTCAATAATACATTGATATTATAATTTTCAAATGTGAGATTTGTGTTAGGTGCTAACCCATATACTTCCCAAATAGGTATGCGATTAGAACCAGTAAGTGTAAAGATATTTAATTTTTCCATTTTTCTCACTCACTTTCTTTAAAAATAAAGGGTAAGGTGGAAAACCACCCCACCCCTAAGTGTTTTATTAAGCTGCTTTATTATCGTAATAGATAATAGGTTTGATATAAACAAATTGTGGTTCGCCAACAAATGATACAAATGTTGTCTTATAAGCAACTGAACTTGGGTCAAATAAAGTTGCACCACGAGTTAATTCCATACCCATAATACCACGAACTAATTCTTCATCGTAACGATAAATTACAATACGACCAGTATTATTAGTTCCAATACTAGCAAGATAAGGGTTAGCAAAAATATCAACGCCACCATCATATCCAGCAAAATTGAATGCAAGATTTTGTTTGATGTAATTGAATAGTGAAATACCAGTTGTTGCTGTTGCACTACCACTACCAACTACTGTTAATGGAGCAGCAAGTTGTGTAAATAATGCCATTGGTACTAAAATACGATTTGGTGTGAAACGTGCATCATAAGCACTATCACTAATTGCTTTTAATAATAATGCAGAAATGTTATTGAAGAATGTTACACCATCTTGTGATGCCCAAGCAGTTGATGTTTCTGCTTTAACATAAACGTTAGGGTTATTAAATAAACCATAACTATCTGCAAGACCTGGTAAACCAAAGAATGAAATGCTATCCATCATTGTGTTCCATTTCATTAATACACCATCATCTAAATCTTGATAGATGTTAAGTGCCATCTTATCTGCTTTCATACTATCAACAAGACCAACTTTTAAGATTAGTGAGAAAGCACTAACTCTTGTAGTAGTCTTTTGATATTGAACATTAACTGTTAATAATACATTGTTTTGACCACTTGCAATAGGGCTTTGTTCATCATAACTATAATTTGTTTTATAGAATGATGCATATTCTACTGCACCACCAGCCATCTTGTATGGTAAATCACGATACCAGAAGAAGTTTGCTAATGGTTTATGAACTCTTGTATCAATAAACTCTAATGCGTTTGAGAAGAAACCATAATCATCATTTACAACACTATCACCAATAAATGTTCTACGATTAGGGTTAACGTTTAATTCTAATTGTCTTTGTTCTTTTAAAAATTCATCTCTTACTGACATTTTATTTTACCCCTTTCTTATGCTAAAACATTTCCATCTAATTTAACTAATGCACATAAGCCAGTTAATACTGAACTTGTTGTTGCATTTCCAGTTCCTGATAGAGGGAAACCATAACGACCAGTGAATGTTGCACCAGTCCAAGCTGTTGAATGAACTACATCTGGAGTTCCAGAAGTTGTATCAGCACCAGTTACAGCACCAAGTGGGCAATATTGATATGTTCCACCACTTGCAATCTTAACGTATGCTTGTGCACCAAGTGCTAATTCAGTAGCTGGAGTTGTTACATTTACAGGTACCCAAACATAACCAGTTCTTAATACTGAAATTGGTTGTCCTTTATATTTATAAATAAATTGAGGAACACCAGCATTGAAACTAATAGCAGCGTGAATGTCTGCTAATACTACACCATAGAATTTGTAATTTCCGCTTCCATCTGGAATAACACTTCCACTTACAGCGGCTGCAACAGATATAAATGCTGGAGCATTTTTGCCAGCGATACCAGCAGCATCAACATAAGGTGATAAAACTACAACTTGACCATTTTCAATGTAATCACTATCAAGTGCTACACCAACTGCAATTTGGTCGTTTCCACTAATAACGCCTTGTTGACCTGGTAACATACCATCTTTGTTATAAGTGTCTTTAATTGCAGCATAATTGAATAATTTGCTCATAATTTTTGTTTTTTCCTTCCTTTTAATTTTTATTTGTTTGTAAGTTTTGCTTTTTAGTGTTCAAGGGGGAAAACAATGTAAGAACACTAATTAGCAAAGTAGTTTTTTAAACTATCTTGTTTCGTTATATACACGAACTGTTGACTTGTAATTTACTAAGTCATCTTTGCGTAATCTTGCCATATATTCTTTTTCGGTTTCAAAAGGAGTTTTTTGAAGTTGATAAAAGTATTTTTGCATTTCTACATCGTGGTCAACGACTTCTTTTTCTTCGCTATCGTTAACTTCAACTTTTAGAGTTTCAGGTTGTTCTTCTTTGTTGTCTTTAATAGATTTAGTTAATTCTTTAATAGCATTAACAATTTCTTTACTATCAACAACTTTTTGGTCTTTGCAAGCATCTTCAAGTTTTTCTTCTTTTTCTACTTCCTCAACCTTTTCTTCTTTCTTTTCTTCTTCTTTGTCTTCAACCTTTTCTTCTACTTCAACCTTTTCTTCTTTTTCTTCTTTTGGTTCTTCTTCTAATGATAAGATTTTTTCGGCAAGTTCAGAAAGCATTTCGGCAATTTTCTTGTTATCCATCTTTTCATTTTCCCTTTCTACTTCTTCTAATTCTTCATCTTTAATAATTGCAATTCCAGCACGCCCTCTTTTAACTAATGCGATATGATTATAGATTATATTCGTGAAATAATATATATCCTTTTCTTCATCATATTTTAAATCTTGAATATAACCTAAACTTAGTTCACGCATTTTCTTATCAACGATAAGTTTCGCTACTTTTTCATCAGTAACTCTAATATCGCCAATAATGGTGTTACCTTCTCTACGAACATTAAAGACTTCGCCCTTTGCTAATTCTTGGTGATTTTCTATTGTAACCAAACTTTTAGGGTGCTTTAATGTTAAAGGGCGACCTTCAAGCGATTTCATACTATCTTCATCAAATACATATTCTTCTAAACGATAAACTTCAATAATGTCATTAGAGTTATCAATTCCTAGTTCACGTTTTGTATATTCTTGTGAACCAGTGCGACCTAAAACAGCATCGGTGCAAACCAAATAACCATTTTGGTCATAATACATATTTTCAGTTAGCGTAGTTATGAACTTTTGTAAGATGCCATCTTTTATTACAGCATAATTACTATCCATAAAAATCACCTTTTAGTTAGTTTGCTAACTCACCAACTTCAACTTTTGGTGTTGGTTTTTGCAATAGTTCTTGGTTGTTTCCCCCATTTGTTTCTTCCATTTCACTATCTAACGGCTTATTAAGTGCCTTTGCTAATTCAATTTGCCGTTCAGTATAAGTAACCTTTCCGTTTTCCTTAATGAACGCTTCTTTATAATTGTCAAAGATGTCACTTACGTTGTCGTTAATCTCTGATAGTGAACGAATAAATGTTTCAGTGTCCATAGCACCAGTTTTGTAAACATCAATTAGTGCTCTTGAACACTTATCAAGAATTTCGGCTTGGTCTTTATCAGTCGTTGACCGAATATTCTTAAATGATATAGATAATGTTTTTGGCATTTCTATTCCTAAATCATTTTTGCAAATAATCTTGATTAGTTTATAGTAAATGCTTTTCATCATTAATCTTTGTTTATTTTTTATTGGTTGGTGAATGTTGTCATCATCTTGTGCATTCTCAAAACTATCTGGGAATAATATACTTGGTGGTACACCAGCACTTGATGCAAAGTCCAACCTTAATTGTTTTAACACATTTGGAACATCATTTAGAGGTACGCTACTTTGTTCGTATTCATCTTCCTTATCTAATACTAATATATTAGAAAAGTTTAATGATGCTTTCATTAATTTATATTTATTTTGTAATCTTTGAATGGCTCTATCTGTCATTTGTGCAGAACCATCAGTGTCGTCCATTTTAATTACACGAGTGTTGCTTATAATCATCATATTAATTACTGCATTTATACCAGTAATATAACGATTATAACTATCCCATAATAACTCTACTTCACTTGTACCCCAAAATTGTTCCATTTGCTTTTGGATATAAGGTAAGTGACCAGTGTTATAAATTAATAATCTTGAGCAATGGACTTTATATGATTTTGATTTTACCCCACCAAAATATACCTTATAATATAAAGGCATACCAAGTTCTGTTGGGTCATCAATTCCATCTTTGCCAACTTCATCTATTCTCTTATTGTCTGGAAAAACGCCAGTCCATCTTTCAAGTGGTTTAATACCCAAGAAACTATCACTTTCAATTTTGCTAACATCAAGTGGTTTTAAATAATCTTCTTCGGTATCTCCTCTAAATAAAATCATACCAGCTCCACCACCATAGAAAATGGCTTGATATATGAAATTGTAAAGACCTTCATAATTATCAGTTAATCTATTTTGAATAATATTAATTTGCTCATTTGTTAAATCAACGCACTTAATATCTATTCCCTTTAATAATGCACTTGCTTTATAGTCAACAATCTTTCTAAACAATGGCTCAGCACGTTCAATTTGGTTAATTTGTAAAAAGTCCCAAGTTAATTTATTATTAGGAACATACGTTGTTGTATTTAAAGGGTCACTTGTATTATAACCCAAGTTTAATAATGGGTTTGTATAACTATCATTAATTATAGCACTTCCCTTTAATAACCTATTATCAAGTGTTGCCAATTTAAGCATTGTGTCATTTATTTGCTTGTCTGTTGCATAACTCTTTGCCATATTGCCACCTTTCTTTTAAGACCAACTTGATTGTTTCTTTATTATAGTATTTACTAAATAACGAACACAGTCAGGAAAGTGGTCTGCAACCTTAACTGGTTCTTCAATTCCAACTAATAGTTTTTTCTCATCAAGTGCATAACCATAGCACTCTTTAAGACCTTCAACACAACTACTATGAATAAATATTTTCTTTTTTGCAAAGCCATCACGAACTAACCATATTCCTTTTAACGATTTATCAACTCGTTTATCTGGTCTATCTTTTGGTTTTGTTCCTACATCATTCTTTGCTTTTTTATAAATAACACCATTTACAATTAGTTCATTAATTAAACCAGTTGCCGATGGGTCAATTATAACACAAAAATAATTTCCATTATTGCGATTTGATATCATTTCTTTTATCATATCAGCATACATAGCGTTTGTTGGTGGTACAAAGTTTTCGCCAAACTTTTGTTGTAAGCCACGACCACTGACACGTTTCTCTGTCCATATATAACAAGTATTATCACTATCAATATCGCAATCAATAACAACGAAATCGTTTTTCATACCATAGTCAACAACTAAATATCTATCACCCTTTGATATTTGTGGAACTTCACACTCTAATACATTATCCATAGTTAATGTGTCCCAAATGGCGTTATCAGCACTTGCACGAACTCCGATTACATCTCGTTTGAATGATACGCTTGTTGTGTCACTAGCATCTATAATGTCCTGTCTTTGCTTGTCAGTCATAGCAAGATTATCATAAAAGTTAAAATGATAATATCTAAACTTCTTGCCATTCTTAACGCCATTAGGGTTTGTGTAATACTCTACAAAGTTATAACTTTCTGGGTTTAACTTGTGTTTACTATAATATTCGTTTTCAACCTTTCTAAATGCTTGTGCTAACGAAAACATATAATTTTGATAAATTGTTTCATCTTGCTTTAATGCTAATTCATTAGGCAATTTGAACTTTTCAATATATGCTTTTTGCACTACCTTAATAGTATCTTGTTTAGCCTTTGTTAAATCTTTTTTGGTCTTTGATAAGTGTTCCTTATAATATTCCTTTTCTTGATTTATCTTTACTAAATCACTATCTGTTGCAATTAAAGGTTCTTCATAATCTTCGTAATAGCCGAAACTTCCTGCAAGTGGGTTTTGAGTGTGTATAACTTTTCGCCACTTACTAGCCATTGTTCTATCACGACCCTCAATTATAGTATTAATATGTTGCTTGATTGCTTCATTTGCATAATGCGAACCAAACGATAAACCACGAAATCTTTCTCTATCATTTGTTTCTGCACCAGCATAGAACTTTATGGTTTTTACTTTTCCATAAAAATCTCTAAATCTATAAATGGTTTGATTGTCAACATCAACTTTTTCGCCGTGAGGTAATAAGTATCTTATCCCAAACCCCTCAGCATCTAAAATCGTTGATATTGCGTGATTGATTGTTTGCCCCGTTGCTAAATGTAGTGTATCTGGACACACCATTAAATAACAAGCCCAACAATAAAGACCATATACATCTTTACCACCACGCTTGCCACCTTCTATTGTTATATAAGATATGTCCTTTGACATAAAATCTGCATATAAGCGTTTTGCTTTTTCTTGTGCAAATACACGCTTGCCATTTATTACCTCAAATGTTCCTTTAGCATAAGGAATATTCCAACCAATGCCATTTTCCACTAACGCTTGATAATTTGCGAGCCGTTCATTATTTAATACATACTCACCCATATTTTAAAATTGCCTTCTTTTTTATTCGCTATCTTCTAATAAGTTGCCAAAGTCCTCACTTGCCAATGCACTTTCAATTCCTTTAAATATTAAGTTGTTGTTTACAACCGCAATAGGTCTATCAATTCCAAGCCAATTTCCTAATACACGATAGCACTCTAACTTAACTTTATCACTATCAGTTGTCTTTGCTAAATTGTCAACAGCTAATATGTATTTAGTGCGTGCTTCTTCTGGGTCTTTCAATAATTGATTAACCAATTCTTTTGTGCTTTCAACAACTCTATGATTTTTAAGAACGTTTCTTGCTTTTGACCTTACTTTCATAAACGCTTCAGCACTATGAAATCTAAACTTGCTCATTCCATAAATCGCTTGTGGTTCATAACCCTCACTATCTGGAACTACAAATCTGCCGTACTCTTTTACATTGTCATCACGTTTCGCAAACGCAATTAGCCAACATAACGCATCGTTTAAGTAAGTCTTTCCACCAAACTCTTCATCATAATAATTGACCGAGTTATATAATATAAAGAATATTCTTTCGGGAATTGTTAACTCTTCAAAACTATCATTAACAAGTTCTACTTCTTGACCATCTTTTACTTCTGCCATAATCTTGACTTGCCCTTTCTTTCGCTTACTATTTTTTCTTATTACTTTACATAGAGCATTATAACCCGTGTGCTTTGCAACTTTATTACTTTCCGTACTTGCCAATGCATCGCATAAGTATTGCTCAATGCTTACGCTTTTTGTCTTTAGCACTTTCCCTTTTGGCTCTATCTTAGTAATAACAAAATCGCCACGCAACTTTATCATTTTTAAAATGCTCCTTCCTTGTCTTTATAATATAACAATTTTTTCCCCAACGCAACTATTTTGATATTTTTTGTAATAGGTTTTCCACATTCCTTATTAAGTTATCCCCAACGCTATATGAGTTATCCCCAACGCTATATGAGTTATCCCCAAAAGTTATCCACATTTATTAAAAGTTATCCCCAATTTGCCCTTAGTTTTCCCCAAAACCATTTCTAAAACCCCATTTTCCACGCTAATCTTAACGATTATTTCCTACTTCCAAATTTCCATTTCCCTCGTTTTTCCCCGTTTTTGCCCTTCCCACGTGAAATTTTTAACAACTTTTTGAAAACTTTTTGAAAAAATTCTGTCAAACTTGCTTTAATTTTGTGTCAATTTTTGGGTGCGATTTTTGGGAGGTTTTGAATAAAAATTGGCGAGAGGGTTGCCCCAAGACAGCTTTCATATTTTGACCCCCTATCGCCTATCTGGTGGGGGTGTAAATGCTTTTAATTTAAAGCCAATTATCGCAACGCTTAACCTCAAATTATAGGCTTATTGGCTTGATTTTTTAAGATTTGCTTTAATTTTGAAAAGTCAAAACTTCACGCTATATTTTACTTTTACGCTAAAACAAAATACTTTTAATTTAAAATCATTTGTCGCTTTTGTCGTGCTTTTTGTTATGGATTTTGTCGTGGTCGTTGTCGTGTCGTATGTCGTGGCGATTGTCGCCCGTTGTGTCGTTGGGTATTTATTGAAGATTAAGAAAGAGAGGTGAAAAAATTAAAAAAAGGGGCTAGCCACGTTTTAAAAAGTGGCCAAAATGCGTTAACACCTTAACCACTCATTAAACTATAATATAAAATAATATAAGCACTTAAACCACTTTACAAAATAAAGCCCAAAATAAAGCGATTTTGCGACTTTTCGCAACCTACCCACACAACAAGCCGCCCAAACTCAAAAAATGCGATTTTAAGCGATTTTTAAGGCTTTTTTATAATTTTAAAAAGTAATGAATAGATGCAAAACCACGCAACGCAAGAAAGCACCAAAAAAACGGGTCATTTTTTAACCCGTTTTATAAGTTTTAAGATAAAGCAAGCAAGCAAAAACGCCCACCCAATAAAAAGCCACTTAATCATAATAAATTAAAATAGATTGGCTTCATAATTAATTATATGATTGTCTATTAATTTTTGAATTGCGGCTCGTTTATTCATTGTTTGAATATTGTATCTTGTGACTGATTGCCATTTGTTATAGCGAAAAATTAACTCAATTTCTTTATTTGTTAAATCTTGTTTGAATGTGTATTCTTGACTATCTGACATACCATTTTTATCATTTCTAATTGCTTTCAATCTTCTAATAAAAATATGCTTTTGATTAATAACTTGTGTGACTTCAAAAGCGTGGCGGTCACTCCATAAATATTGGGTTAAAAGTGTACCGACCTTGATTTCTTCCACCCATTTGTGCCCTTCTTCTAATCTATTGTTAATACAACCATATAATTTTTTCATTTTTCTTTTTTCCTTTCACGTTTTCGGGCGTCCCCGTGATACTTAAATACTACCAAAAAGAAAGCAATTTTATAATATTTTGCGAAGATTTGGGCGACTTTTGCGAAGATTTGGCAATTTTTGGGCGATTTTGTGCGTTTTTGGGTTTTTACTTTTAAATTAAAATTATTTGCTATTTTTGGGGCGTTTTTTGGCTTTTTGGGGGCTTGTTTTGGCGTTGCTGGGTGGTGCTTTGGTTTGTGTGTAATAATGGGCGATTTTTTGGCTTGTGTGTGCATCGCCTAAATGATTTAAGCCTTTTTCAAGTTTTCCTATATAAAAGCCCTTTATTTTGAAAATCAAAAAATAAAAAGCCAGATTTTTGTTCTATGAATAGCCTAATTTTTTGAAAATCATTTTTTCAGCTTCGCCATAAAAAAGCCACCCCATTTGAAAAATCAAGATTTCTATTTTTATATTTTGTTGCCGCTTGCTAACATTTATAAAAAAATATTATGTTAACTTGTCAAAATGCCATTTTGCCCCCAAAACACGATTTTTAAAAATTAAGCCCAAAAATCGCTTATTTTCGCATTTTTGCTTTTTACCCATATTTTTATATTACTTACCATTGAAAAGTGCGAAAATGAAAAATCGTGGTAGGAAATAATTGTTTAGCAATATCAAAAAAGTGGCTTATTGCCTAGATTTTTTGCTAGTGTATTATTGATAAAATTACCATTTATAACTTTTTGCAAAATCTTATGCTTTTGCTTGCTATTGTTAAGCCATTAGCACTCATATGGTTAGAGTGATAAAATTAAAATGTTCTATTTTTGACTTTTAGCACAAGTTTTAATCGCTTACGCATACACATATACGCACGCACACGCACGTATATACACGCACATATAATATTATGGTTTTTAGATTGGTATTTTAGAAAAAATCAAAAATGTGTAAAATTATCCAAAAATACGCAAAATTATCCAATTTTACGCAAAAACGTTCCAATTTTACGCATTGTGTTTTTAGGGGGTATTTTGGTGTATAATGGTGGTAGAATTGTTTTAAAGTTAAAGGAGGAAAAATGGAATTAGAAAAAATGGCAACAAAAGTTGCCACAATAAAAGGACTTATCAAATATGTTAAAGCCCTTTACAATAAGGGTGCATCATTTAGATGCATTGATAAGTTTGTGTATATGGTGCAAGATATACACAAGAATGAGCCACAATTTGATGTGATGTGGCTGTGTGTCCCACGACAATGTTTAGGACGTCAAGCACATAATGGTTCATACTATGGATATTCCGTATATGATTGGTTGCTTCTTCCGATTGTAGACGGGGGAACAAATATAAGTAATTGTTATATTTGTTTTGAAAACGCGGAAACAGATTACGACCGCGTAGAAGAAGAAGCAATAATTTCTTACCAAGATACTTATTATTGGTGAGATATTAATAAAAGCGACTATTTGAAACATAGCCGAGCATTCAAGACCCTATGAGGAATGCAAAATATTGTCAAAGCAATAAGAAAAAATTAGGGTGGTAGTAAAGGGGTGAGCCTTGCGGTTCGTGTCGCACACCTTACCGAAACACACACGAAAAGGATAGCACAGTTTCAGTAATAGGAATGCTATCGTAACAATAACATCACCACTAAAGTTATTGCGAATTGTCAGAAATGGAAAAAGTTTTATAAGTGGAATTGTGGAAAACTCACTTATTTAATGTATATTTTTAAACAATAGTGGCTACTATAACTTTTGTTATAGATAGCCATTTTTTATTAAAAACGGAGGATAGAATAATGATTAAAAAAGTTACAAGTATTAAAGTAAGTCAAAAAGTGTTTAATTTGGTTTTAGAAGAGTTGAATTATGATATTGTTGAAAATAATGTTAAAATTGATGGTTGGTTAGAAACTTTTTATAATGGTAGAGAACAAGGGTTTGTACTTAACGTTATTAGTTGTAACCCAGAAAAAAATTTGCATTTAAAAGTATGGGTTTGCGAGCGTAGAAATAGTGATAACATATTTGTTGCGATGGATAAAACTTATAGTTGTTTAGAAGGCAACTCATATAGCCAAAATGCTTATGAAAATGCAACATTATTTGAAAGTAGTCAAATACAAGATAGTGCTAATTTTATAGTTGAAAAAGTTAAAACAATGTTTAAAAGTGAATATAATAAATAAGGGGGTAAAAAAATGAGATTTATTTATTCTACGGGTGGAAGGGAAAAATACTTTAAAGCCCAAAATGTTGGTGATTGTGTTGTTAGAGCAATTTGCAATGCAACTGGCAATGATTATAAAGAGGTCTATGATAGACTTAAAGAAATGGCTAAAAATGAACGCACTACTAAACATAGAGGGCATAAAAAATCAAGTGTGCGTGATGGCGTATTTAAAGAAACTTTTAAGAAATATTTGGCTGAAATTGGGTGGACTAGAAAGCAAACAATTTTTAAGGGCGATAATTCAAGAGTGCACCTAACACCAAATGAAATACCAAATGGCGTAATTATTGTAGAGTTAAGTAAGCATTTAACTTGCGTTAAAGATGGCGTAATTTATGATACATACGATTGTAGCGAAAAACAATATTATGATATAAACGGTAATTTGTGTACTAATAATAAAAGATTAGTTTATGGTTATTGGGTTAAAGAATAAGGGGTGTAATTATGAAAAGAAGATTTTTTAAAAAGTTAGAAAAAATTGCTACATTAAGAGTTTATGATTATAGCGACTATTATGATAGCGTTGAAATTGAAATTATTGCAAAAAATGAAATTGCAAGACAAGTCGTTAATCTATGTAAAAGATTTAAAGTGCGTTTAAAAACTACTTTTGCAGAAGAAAATAGATTATATATGACTTTATATTTGAGTTAGTGCTAACCTCTGAAAGCACAATTTATAAAAATATGGGGGGGTATTAAAAAATGGTTGATTTTACATTAGAAAATGCAATTAAAGTAGCTGAATATGATTATAATTATGGCGTTGTTTTTGCCATTGATATTTTAGAAGAATATGGTTTTGATTGTTCTTATTATTGGAATATTGTAAACGAAATTGTTGAAGATAATCAAGAGTTTAATGAAAGAAATATTCAAGCACGGGACAACCAATATAAGATTTTAGGTATTAAAGATTTAATGGATAAAGCATATGACATTGTTTGGGGGAGAGATTGGGACTATGAATGATTATCAAAACGAATACAATATTGAAGTAGAATATAGCGAAGCAGCTTTAGAAATAAATAGAGCAAAACAAGCGATTTATGACGCCATTGTTGAATTAAAAATTAAGAATGACGAAATGTATAGAGTTAATGTATCACATAATATTTTTATGGAACACGAGCAAGAGTGCATTTATGATAAGACAAATGATTTAATTAGCAATTTATGTGAAGCATTGGGGGTGAGTAAAATTGAGTAACATTGAAATGCTAAATGGCATTTGTGAAATTGCAAGAGTGCAATTAAATGAAAACGCACCTAACTCACTTGAAAAATTAGAACACAACAAGGGAAAATTAAAACAAGATTTAGAGATTTTAAACTTAATAAAAAGTATGTTAGAAATAAAATCTGAATGCATTGGCATTTATGATATTTATATTAAGGGTACAAATACAATTTTTATGTATGAAGAAAATGACAATTATGATTTAGTGGTAAGGTGGTTAAGAAATGACTAAGCAAGAAAAAGAGATTTGGCAAAAGCCTATGGGCGAGTTAAACGACAAGCAATGGAAAATATTTTTAAAATTACTAGATAGGAAGGAAGACCAAGAAAATGCAAAAAGAAAAATTGATAGAAGAATGGCAAAAAGCACGTTGGCAAATTGAGTTTTTTGAAAACGATACGCAATTTAAAGCTGAGTGTATGGCAAATGAACGTGCTATTAATTTTGATGGGCGTTGGTGTGATTTTGAATACCACGAAAATGGGTTTTGGTTAGACAAAAATGAGTTAACATTGTTGCTAAAAACGATAAGTATATTAAGAATAAAGGGGTAAATATAATGAATGATACATATATTCAAAAAGGCGATTTAATAATTTTTGATAATAGGCATAAAATATATTGTGGTGATAGTACATTAAAGGAAAGTTATGATTTTTTAAAAAATGATAATATAACATTATGCTTTACTAGTCCACCATATAATTGTGGTGCAAATAATTATGGTAGTGACTTGTGTAACGTACAAAAATATTTATTTAAAGATGATACTATGTCAAAAACAAATAAATATTATGGTGATAATGATAGAAAAACACAAGATGAATATTTAGACTTATTATTAAAAACAAGCACCAACGCTTTAAATTATTGTAAATATTTATTTTTAAATGTATCACATTTAAGTGGCAACAAAATTAGCCTTATTGATTTTTTAAATGAAATGAAGTATAAAATGGTAGATACAATGATTTGGTATAAGACTACTGGTTTGCCAGCTATTGAACCTAATGTTTTAAATAGTGATTTTGAATATATATATATATACAAATGTAAAGAATAATGGTAAACATATAAGAATAGGCGAAGATTTTAGGGGAACAAAAAGTAATGTAATCAGAATTAATAGAAATATGCAAAATAAATATGCTGAAATACATAGAGCATTAATGCCTATTGAATTATGCGATTATATTATTACTAATTTTACCAACGAAAACGATATTGTATTAGATAATTTTAGCGGCTTAGCAACAAATATGATTAGTTGTATGAAAAACAATAGAATATATCGTGGTATTGAATTAGAACCTTTATATTGCCAGGAAACAATTAATAGATATATGGAATACAAAACAGATGATTATGATGTTAAAATTATTAGAAATAATAATATAATTGATATTAAAGATATAAAAGAAGAAATTATTAAAGACTATAATTTATTTACATTTTAATTTTTAGAAAAGAGGGTATAAACAAAATATGGGGAATTATATTAGAACGCAAAACGCAATTTATAATATTAATGATTTAATAGAAAAGACAAGCAAAGAATATGTATATAACGCAATAAATAGTGGTTTTAAAAAAAGCGATACCATAGAAGAATTATGTGAAGAGTTTGTAATGGTTAACAATAGTTGTTTTACAACACCTCAAATAATTGATTTTATACAATTAGATATGTACAAGGGTGAAGATATTTATGGTGCAATTTGGACTGATAAAGGTTTGATATATGTAGCAAAAATGAACCAAGAAGGGAAGTTAGAACTATTGAGGGGGTATTAAAAAATGACAAGAAAATGTGATAATTGTCAACACAATAGTGTTTGCAAATATAAAGAAAAATATTCACAAGTTTTAAAAGATTTTCAAGAAGCAAAATATGAGTTTCCAATTAAAATTGAAATTGGTTGTCATCAATTTAAAAATGATGAGTTATCTCAAATGTATAAGTTTGCCGAAAGCGAGGAAAAAAATGGCAAGTAAAGAATTATTAGAACACATTAAAAATGCACCATCATTTATGGGCGGTGACAGTAGATATACAAATTGCTCAAATAGTGTATTATTATATATAGAAGATATTGTGCAAATTA